CACACCTGATAGATTAGATGCAACAGTATTTACATTTGATATTGATCCACCAACATTATTAACATTAGTTATTGCACCTGCTACTGTATTTATATTACTAGCATTACTTACTACTGAGTTTATATTACTAGCATTGCTTACAGCAGAATTAATATTACTAGCATTACTAACTGCGGCATTAATATTACTAGCATTAGATACAGCAGAATTAATATTACTTGAGTTTCCTGCAACAGATGTGACATTACTTGCAATACCTGCAACAGTAGTAACATTAGCTTTTATTCCCTCTACTGCATTTAGATCAGATACAAAATCTGATGTAGCTAATAAATCTAAATCAGCAATTATTGCAGTAGTTGCAAGTGCATTTAAATCAGCTATAAAATCTGATGTTACAACTGACATATCTGTGACAAAATCACTAGTAACTAAATTAATTTTTGATACAAATGTACTATCTATAAGTGCCATATCAGCGGCAAAATCAGATGTAATTAATGATGCTTTACCTGCTACAGTAGTAACATTACTAGCTATCCCTGCTACTGTACTAACATTACTTGAAATACCTGCAACTGTACTGACATTAGAATTATTGCTTGCAACAGTAGTAACATTACTACTAATTCCTGCTACTGTATTAATATTTGCAGTGATAGCAGATAAAGAATTTACATTAGCTATTGTTGGACCTGCTTCAGCCGCTCCAGTAGTAGCATTAAATCCTAATACTGTGCCTTTTCTTGCATCTTTTAGAGGCAATGTCATAGTAGCCGCATCATCAAACTCTTGTAATCTGATGGTTCTATCAACATTATCATTAAAATCAGACTGAATAGCAGTAAGAGTGTCAAGTTCAGTGTTAAGTTTAGCTATCTCAAAAGCACCTGAACTTGGAAAGTCTGTTGTTCTTGATAAAGGTATATCACGAGTGATGACAACAGTACTGCCACCAGTAGCACCAGTGACAGAAGTTGTTACAGTTCCAGTAGAACCATTGCCACCACTCACAGTATACAATGAAGTATTACTTGTACTTGCATCAAAGGTACGTTCAGTACCATCAACAAATACATTTAAATCTGTTGAAGCAGTAAAAAACACAAATGGTACAGCAAATGAGGTTTGAGTTGCTCCCTGACTTACTGTGTAACTCACTCGTGGTGTATTTGCACTCAAAGCTATAGTCATATCTTACCTTTACTAGTTTTTATTACAAATGTCTATCAATAAGTTGCTCTACCTAATGCTCTAAGATCATCATCTAATCCCATCAATCCTAAAACTGGAAAGTTATATGACAATCTTTTTAGTCCTTCAGGTGTTTTATCAGTCATAAGTTCATGTGCGGCAAGTATCCATTCTCGATACATACTTGGTGTTGCACCTGCAAATCCAAATGCCAAATCCCAACCAGTAGCTTTATATCTGCCTTTAAGCCATGATGTATCAGGATCATGATAACCTGAAGCTATTGCGGCTTCAACACCTTTATAAGCTAGATCACTATAGATGCCAGTAATCCCTGAATAATCTACCAATCTTGTCATCAGTTCAGGATAATCTTTATCTTCAAACCACCAACTAGGCTTTCTCATTGCTAGTGTAATATAAGCCATACCAAGTAAAGCAATAGCACCACTTAATCTATGTTTTTTATTTGGATCAAACATTGCTCTAGTAATACGTTGGTTAGCGGCAAAAGCAAAATTATAAAATTGGAATGGAAATGCCATTACTCCAGACTCTATTCTAGCAATAGGATAACGATAACTACCATCTCTCTGCAATCCCACAGATGCTACTGGATCAGGCTCAATGCCATATTTTCTCATGTAAGGTTTCCATTTTTTAAAAACAAATCCATCAGCAAATGTAGGTCTATCAAAAGCTGTGGCGTGCATAATTGTATTACGAGAAGAATTATTTAAATATGTCTGCATAAATGTTTTAAGTTCTCTTTCTGCTTTTGTTTTTGTACTCCAGTTGCCTAAATTAAGAAGTGGCATATCAGTATCAGTAAACTCCCAAGCACCTCCATCTAATAACCGTTTAGCTAACTTGTCATCAATACCGTATCGTTGTAGTTCCATTAGTTCATATTTATCTAATGAATTATAATTTTTAATTTGTTTGTAAAACTTTGGTATTCTAATAGCGGCATCAATTAGTTTACCAACCATTGTAATTAATGCTAACCCATTAAATTTATAGAAATAATTTTCCATAGAATCAGCAGTTCTTTCAAATTTACTAATCTGTAATGGTCTTAATAAATCATTTAAAAATCTTGTATGTACTGTTTTCTTTGCTAAATCAACACCTTCATTAGAATGTTGTAAATCTTTTGCATTTGCTTTTATTCTATCAAAGTTACCATCAGTAGCACGAAAAACAGTTCTTAACACATTACCCAAACCATGCTCAAGTATTGGCATTGCCACTGTTTCTGTAAGTGATGTTATACCTGCACTTGTAAGATATGCCATACCTGCAAACTTTTTAGATATTCTAGCAAAGTTTGAATCCCATCTATCAGGATCACGAGTCATTTGTCCTGCAACTCTCTGAAAATCTGCAAGAAAATCAGATTTAATACCTGCTATTTGTTTATCAGTAGCACCATCTTTAATTAATATTTCTTCTATTCTGTCTACTAAATATTCAATATCATCATCACCAAATTTTCTAGCATACTCTATTCTAAATGCCATCATCTCAGCATATTTAGTAAAAACAGAATTATCTTTTATCATAAAGTTACGAACTTTATATTCAGGAATGTTAGTAGTACGAGCCATAATATGTTTTGCTTTACCAACTCGAAGTGGTGTATTGTATCCATAAGGATCTAAACCATTATTCTTAATACTATTAACTGTTTCTTGTGCATACTTTCTAGCTTTATCAATAGTATCAATACCTATATCTTTATAACCCTTGCCAGTCCATATAGTAACAAATCTTTGTTCTAAAAAATGACTTGTAAATATATTCACAAGCTCTCTCTCGTTTGCTTTACTTGCATTAATTTTTACAACATCATAATAGATTGGCATTCTATAATTTTTTCTTGTTGGCTGATAACCTTCAGCAAATGTCAATCTTTCTTTTAACTTATTTCTATTAATGAGTAGAATTTTTTGGAATGCAGGATCTTTTTCAAGTTCAATTCTAATATCATAATCATCAATTTTTCTTTGCAGAGCAGGAAACATTGCCTTTGCTGTTGATCTATCAACGAATGCACCTGTATCCTGAGCAAGCTGATCGAAATATTTATTAAATGATTCAATCTTTCTAATAGCTTCTTTTTTAAACTCAGGTAGTTGTGGATAATATTGTGCTTTCCATTTATCATCACTCATTAAAATATTTAACTCAACCACTTCATCAATAAATTCTTGTGGTGATGGATATTTATTTGAGCCAGTAATAGAATTTATGTATGCTGTTTTTGGTGCTTTACCTAACATTTCTTTAGCTTTGACGTATGGAGTTACCATATCGATACCCATAACCTCACCAGTACCTACTGTTTTTTGTAATTCATTCATATAAATTTTACGAAGGTCTTGTTCTAGTTCGATACCTTTACCATTATGAACATTTTGCATTGAGTCTATAGATCTAATCGGTGCGCCTTCTACTGGAACACTTGCATTATAAGCTATATCTAAGTGAATCTTTTTAATTTCATCAGGAACTTGATAACCATCATAGCCAAATATTTGCAACCTTCTTGATGGTAATAAGTAGTTTGCAAAACTAAACCTATCTATAGTATCTTCTTTTAATCTAGTATTTTCTGCAAATTGTTTTGAAAAATCATTAGCCTCCGTAGTTGCTTTATCTCTTACCTCAGTGTCACCTAAATTATCATGTGTTTTTTTATTTGGATTTTTTCTCTTAACATATTTCTGTCTTAATTTTGCATAACGATTTGCCACACCTCTAGCACCACCACCAAGCATACCTGAAAAAATAGTATTACCTGCTATATTTACAGTAGTTTCTGTTGCTGTATTATAAGGATCAAATGGTCCTCGTATTAATTCTGAACCTACCCCAAAAACAAAACCTACTTTTGCAGATTCTTTTGCCACACCAAAAGCATTTTTAGCCGCCCAAGCGGCACGAATGCCCTTGTTAAATACTGGGTGGAAGAAAGCTATGTTTAAAGGGTCTACTACACCTGCAACTAGATGTGATGTAATACCTGCTCGTTCAAACATTTTTCTATTATTATCAATAGCTTCTAAAGATTGCTTAATGTAGTTGTAATGATTTAGATTCTTTGCTCTTGATAGTTCATCAGCATAAGCAAAGTCATCATTGTCTTGTACTGTTTTTCTAAAGTCAAACTCTTCATCATACTCTTGATCGTTGAAAGAAAAATACTCTTGTGTGTAGTGTGTGATAGGAAGCCATTGATACTTAAATCCTGCTGAAACTCCTGAAAAAAAATCAGGGTCTACCTTACCCTCTTGGTCAGGATATATAAAATGTAATGGCTCTATACTTTGCAATCCTTTTGGTACAAAGTCTGTATACTCTGCCATTAATCAAACTCCTCATCTAAGAAGTCTACATTATCTCTTATCATAAAACCTAAATCACTAGCACGAGTTCTTACTCTTGATTTAGTTTGATAGTATAATGGAGTTTTAGTATTACCAAACTCACCAGTGTTATAAACCTGATGAAACCCTGCAAGTTTAAAGAAATAGTTTCTTTCGTCCATAGACTTTGCATTCATAGCATTTTGAACTGCTTTATAATATTTTGGAAATCCTCTATCAGGATCTTTTAATCTATCATGCCCAAACTGATATGAAAAGTCTATCAATGCACTCTTTCTTCTTTTATGTAACCTATCAAAGTTTGGAAATTCTTTTTTATATTGTTCATATATCTTATACATTTTATTATTAAATACTTTAGTGGCGGCAATTCTATCAATCAAAATAGGTTTTCCAAACTTAAACTCGTTTACTTTTTTTAATAATTGATCTTCTGAGTACTTATCTTTTTTTAATAACCATTGTTGCAATTCTTTTAACCTACCAACTTGTGTTGGATCAAACATCTTATAATCATCTTCAGTCAAAAATTTTACATTAAAACCAAAACCAACTGATATTGTATTTCTATCTCTATATACCTGACTCCTAAATCCCTCATGGTTTGCTGTTGTTTGTACTATATTTTTTATAGTTTCTTGTACGTCAACAGCTACATCAGGTGTCATTATATCAGCTAAGATTGCTTTTAGAGTATCTGGTAAAGTTAAATTATTAACTGTAAAATCTGTAATACGTTCCCATAAAGGGTTTTCATAACCATCAACTCTTAATGTATCTTCATAGTCTTTGGCGTTAGCACCAAAAAACTGCCTCTCAGGAATAAATATTTTATTAGGTAAGCCTTCATCTGCGGCATCTAATTTATCTAAAAACTTATCTAACCTTGTAGGAAAGTCACCCCTTGGTATATGTAAATCTTTATATGCTTGTTGACTTTTAAATGCAGGTTGAAATTGTCTTGGTACATTTCTAAGTTGCTGTTCTCTTATTTCTTGAGCCGCCTTACCTTCTGCTGTTGTTGGTTCTATAGGACCACTAAAAAAATCTTGAAACTCTGGACTCAATAAGTTTGGTAACTTAAATATGTTAAGATCTTCAATCAGTTTGTCACTGAATGCTTTTTCACCTATAATCTTTTTAGCTCTAGTTATTACAGCTTCATTAAGAGTTTCTGTATTTACTTCATGCTTTGATATGCCATATGCTTTTTCAAATTCATCAGTTGTAAATTCTACTGCTGTGCCTTCTATTTGTGATGGCAGTATCTCTCCCTCTTTATTTACAAAAGTATATCTTTGATTTCCATACTGTGAGTTATTAGCATCACCTAATAACAAAACATTATCACCAAGTTTAAATCCTTGACCAAATTCATCATTAATTAATTCTTGTGTAAAATTTAAGAACTTATCATAAAGTTTATCTGTTTGACCTATATATTTTTTCTGTGCTGTTGTATATGTTTTACCAGTATTATTTCCATTAAAAACATCATAGATTGTAGGATCTTCTATATATAAACCTTTATATGTTTCTTTAAGTACATTAACTAAATTACTTTGACTAAACTCTACAGCTTCATCATCAGGTGTCTTAACTGATTTATAATATAAAAGTTTTTCAACATAACTATCTAACTGACTTCTATGTTGTAAAGGAATCTCAGCTAATTCAAAAATAGCATTAACACCTTCTTTTACAGTGCCAACTTTTTTATCTGAAAAATCAAATGTACTAAGAGTATTCATAACAATAGCTTTATAAGTGTCAGGGTTATCGGTCTTTGTATAATATAAGCTATTAGCTTTAGTTATATCATTGCCATTTACTCTAGCTATCTCATTTATAAATTCATATTTTTTATACTCTGTGTCATATCCCTGCAATCTTCTTTTCTTTACACCATCTGATCCAGTAATATAAGCTAAGTTATTCCAAGCATTTAATTCTCTAGCCATCATATTATTTTTGGTAGCTAGTGGTAGATTTCTAAATGCAGGTAAGTTCATTGTATTTGTTTGAAACAAGTCATCTAATGTAGATGGCAGTACTGGTGGAATTGATAACATAGTAAGCATTTTACTATATGTATCATTATTCATAGAATAAAATGTTTCGTTATTTAAGGGTATTTTGAGTTCTTGACCTATGGCAGTATTTAAATTATCTCTGTTTGTTTTATTGTTATCAAGATATCCTGCATTACCTACACCTAAACCATTTAACATAGATTGCATATTTAATACATTTTGTTCTTTACCAAGATTAGTTCTTCTTTTTGCAAAGTCACCTGCACGATTAGATATGTGCTGTGTCATTACATTTATATCTGTTCTATTAGCCTCAATATCTGTAGCAAGTTTTTGAAAGTCATCTAATTCTTTTTTAGTTACAGTATTATTTGATGCTCTTATCACTCTTGCAAAATAATCAGATGAAACTTTTAGATTTTGAGATATTTCTTCTAGATCTTTAGCGGCTAAATCATTACCATTTAATCTATCTAATATTTTATTTGATGTTCCTACTAAAACTGCTCTCTTTAATTCTGAATATAATGCTTGTTTTGCAGGACTTTTTAAATACCCATTGCTTTCTAAATTTTCAATAGCCTTATCAAATTGAGGTCCAATTATAACATTTAAATCTTCAGGATATAATCGACTTACATTTATGAACTCTTGTATTGCATCAAATTGTAATGATGCCGCTTCATCTTTTTCTTTCTTAATAGTATCATTTAATATTTTATTAGAATGTAATATTTTTTTATTTGTTACTTTTTGAAGAAACTCAGGTATATATTCATCTAATCCATTTTTCTTAAAGGCATCTACAAATCCATCTATAGTTCCTTGTGCCTCACCATCAAACTTTTCTTTATTAAAAGGATTTTGTGCATGAAGTTCACCAAACTCCTTTGTTACTTTATTATTTAATAATCCTGAAAACCTTTGTGCCAATACAGCTTTAGCTGACTTCTCACCTACAGCAGTAAATTCTGTAGTCTGTACTTTTTCTAAATCTAAGTTATTATTATCGTCTGCTATCGGTAATGTTCTAGCAGTATTTATATCTCTTTCAATAGCATCAGCTTTTGCTTCTTCCCATGCAATTTTTTGCCCTGCTTCAAATAGTTTTGCTGACTGAACTGCCGCTTGTTCTGCACCAGTATTTACTGGCACTACACCCACTGGTTGGTTTCTATATGTTGTTCTTTTAGATTTTATAAATGCCATTATGTTATCTTACTTGCTCCATATGCTGTATTGAGTATTGTTTGGTAACCCATCATGCGATATGATTTTGCTTTATTCTGTCCTTGTAGTAAAGCCATCTGTGACTTTTGTGCAAGATTAGATTGCTCCATACTACCTTGTAAAGCTAGTCGTGTTGCTGTTTCTGCTGTATCTTTTTTAGCTCTTTCTTGAATTTTTTTAAACGATCTATCTGCACCAGTATCTCTTCCTGATGTACCTGCTAATACCATATTAGTACCTTTAAATGTTTCAAGTTGTGACATAATTTCATTATGTTCTTGCAACTTTACTAAGGCTCGTTGTTTAGCTTGTGTTTTAATTCTTCTTGCAGTTAATGCCGCTTCTTGTTTAGCAATACGTCCTGCTCTATTCATACGAGATGCAGATAAAAAACCTGAAGCAATATATAAAGCGGTAGTTGGTTCCATTTAAAAAGCTACCTCTACTATCATTCCGTTAATCTGTAAATCCAAAGGAAAAGACTGTGATACTATAACTCTAGGATCACGACTATA